GTGTACGAAGTTGTAGAAACTGTTGCTCATATGCAATCTGAGACTAAAGCAAAAGTTCTAGAAGAACGCCTTAGTAAACTCCAAGAACGCGAGAATCAGTTAGTACGACAAAGTGCAGAACAAAGGTTAAATGAAAGACATCCTGATTTTGAAGATATCAGAAACAGTGACGACTTTCATGGGTGGGCAAAAGAACAGCCTAAGTCTATTCAAGATTGGATATACTCAAACGCTGACGATGCTGACCTAGCTTCACGTGCTTTAGATTTATTTAAAAAAGATTTTGGTATAGAAGCTGTTAAAACTAAGTCATCTTCTAAAAAACCGACAAGACAATCTGCTGCGGATATGGTCTCTACTAAAACACAAAGTATAGAACCAAACCAACAGAAAGTCTGGTCTTTAAAGGAGATAGAAGCTATGACTGTACAAGAGTTTGATAAGCATGAAGTTGCAATATCAGACGCTATGCAGAAAGGGCTAATATCAGATTAAACTATATTAACTTAAAAGGAGAAAATCATGGCTCAATTTTTTGAACCGAGTACTGATACAAATGCAAACTTTGCAAACTCTGTAAGTGGACAAACTAATAGTTTCTTCCTACCTTCGGTTTATTCTAAAAAGGTAATGAACTTTTTTAGGAAAGCCTCAGTAGTAGAAGCTATCACAAACACCGACTATGCCGGTGAGATATCCTCTTTCGGAGACTCAGTAAAAATTATAAAAGAACCAGTTATTTCAGTGTCAGATTACACAAGAAATAGCGACACAACTGAAACTAGACTAACAGACCAAGAAATTTCTTTGGTTGTTGATAGTGCTAAAGCTTTCAAATTCATCGTTGATGATATTGAAACTAATATGTCACATGTCAACTTCAAAGAGATTGCTTCTTCATCAGCTGCTTATGCATTGAAAGATTCATATGACGCTGCTGTATTAGCAACTATGTTTGCTGGTTGTTCAGCTTCATCACCTAATCACATTTTAGGTGCCGACAATGCTACTGATTTAGCAGCCGGTACTTTTGATGGAACAGGTAACTTAGATATTGGTTTTGGTTCTAGCGAACACGACCCTTTAGACCTAATGGGTAGAATGGCAAGACTATTAGACGAACAGAATGTACCTGAAGAAGGTAGATGGTTTGTTGCAAGTCCTGACTTCTATGAGATATTAGGACAATCTAGCTCTAAATTACTATCTGTCGACTATAATGGTGGACAAGGTTCTATTAGAAATGGACTAGTATCAAGTGGAAAATTACGTGGATTTGATATGTACAAGTCAAACAACATTGCTGCAACATCTAATGCTGCTGGTAAATGTATGGCTGGTCACATGTCTTCAACTGCTACTGCTAACACTATTCTTTCAACAGAAGTATTGAGAGACCCAACATCGTTTGGTGACATAGTTAGAGGCTTACATGTTTACGGTGCGAAAGTACTTAGAGACGAAGCCTTAGTAAGTGCATTCTACGGCATTGACTAAATAGAATTGGGAGGTGTCAAAGCCTCCCTTTCTTTTTTAACACATAAATTTTACAGAGGTAAATAATATGACAATTGAAAATATAAGAGATACTGGACGTAACTCAGCAAGAACAGTTGATGTTCGTGTATTAGCTGAGAAAATTCAAAAACCTTCAGACACTGAAGCAGTAGTTGCAGCTAATGTAATTACAGCAGCAGAGTCAGGCACACGTTTTGTTATGAATGTAGCAGCAGCTAAAGTCTCAACTCTACCAGCTCCAGCAGCAGGTTTAGAGTATTGGTTTTATGTTGGAGCAACAGAACCTACAGGAACTCATACAATAGTAACAGCATCAAGTGCTAATATTATTGTGGGTAACGTATCTTCTCCGGAAGATGCAGCAGGTAGTGTAGCTACAGTTACAGATGCAGATACTATTTCATTAGTAGCTAATAAAGCTGTTCATGGAGACTTTGTCCATGTATGGTCTGACGGCACTAACTGGTATTTAAACGGACAGTGTAAAGTTCAAGACGGAATTACAACCACACAAGCGGGTTAATAATACAGTCTACGGTATTAACTGATACCAAAACGGAGGAGTTTAATTATTCCTCCCCTAATTTTAAAAAGGAGATAAATATGTACGGTTACAAAAAAAGAGAAAAGAAAATGGTTGGTGGCAATATGCAAAAAGATGGTAATGCTGCAGCTAGAAGAGAAAAAGCGATGGACGGTGGTATGCAAAAAGTTGCAAGAACAAAAGCTAATATGGGCAGAATGATGTATAACAAAGGTGGTCAACCTGAATATAAGTCTGGTGACATGCCAAAAGCTAAACCTTGCTAATATGAAAGGCGTAAAACATTATAAAAGAGATGGGACAGAACATAAAGGTACTTCTCACAAGATGCCTAATGGACAGTTACATACAAATAAATCACATACTAAAACAAGTGTAAGACTTTTTCACTTGAACGAACTGAGTAAAAAAGCAAAATTAAAAGCTAAAGGTAAATAATAATGGCTACAACATATTTAGATTTAACAAATGAAGTATTAAGAGAACTCAATGAAGTTGTTTTAACTTCTGTAAATTTTGGTGATGCTACAGGTATACAAGCATTCATAAAAGACTCAATTAATAAATCTATATTTGATATAGCTAACGAAGAACCACAGCTACCTTTTTTCTCAGCAGGAGCTAGTGGAGACACAGACCCTTTCTATGGGAATGTAACTGTCGCATCGGTGGCAGGAACTAGATGGTACACGCTTAAAGCAGGTAGCTCTAGTATAACAACTGATTTTTCATCAGTAGACTGGGATGATTTTTATTTAACAACAATAAATGTAAGTGGAGAAACTACTCCTTTTGTTTCTAAAGGTTTAAGATTTTTAACACTAGCAGACTGGAAAAGATATTACAGAGATAGTGAAAATGCTGATGATGCAGAAGGTTCAGATGCTTCTCACGGAGAACCTACTTATGTTATTAAAAGCCCAGACCACAGAAAGTTTGGATTAAGTCCAATACCAGATAAAGTATATAACGTACATTTTTATGCGTTTACAAAGCCTACAAGCCTAGCAGCCCATGGTGATACTATTGTTTTACCAGAACAGTATAGCAATGTAATCACAGCTCGTACAAGATATTATGTACATCAATTTAAAGAAAATATTCAACAAGCAGCTTTTGCACTTGATGAGTATAAAAAGAATATGAGGACTATGAAATCTAATTTAATTAATCCTACACCTAAATACATGACAGACGATAGGACTTATTTCTAGATGGCAGCAGGACAACCATTTTCAGTAGCCTTAGTTGGTGGACTTAATAAATCTACTAACTCTTCAGCGTTACTTAAGACACCCGGAGTTGCTACTAAGTTAAGAAACTTTGAAGTCTCTGATGAAGGTACTTACAGAAGAATAAATGGTTTTACCTTGTTTGGAGATACATTACCCAATACTACAGAAGATATAGAAGGTTTATTAGTTTATGCAGACGGTGTAATAGCTGTAGCAGGTAACGATGTATTCTTTAGTCAAGACGGAGAAAGTACTTGGTTACAATTAAATAAAGCAAGTGTTGCATCGAGTGGAGATAACTATAGTGCCTTTACAGGTAGAAGTGAACTAGCTTTAACAAGTGTAGACCAGTGTGAGTTTGCTATTTTTGAAGGTGCGTCTGATTTTGGTGAAGTAGTTATAACAGATAAGAGTGGTAACAATAAACCTTTCTTATTTAAAATGACTGGAACAAATGCAGATGTAACTACTAGAACTTTTTTTGCAAGTCAAATAACTATTAGTGGTGATACCACAGCTAAGTTTTGTACAATACATGACAAGCATTTAGTAGTGGCTGGAGACCCCAGTACACCTAACACAATTTATTATAGTAGTACTAATGACATAGATAGCTTTAGTGGCTCTGGTGCAGGTAGTATTACTTTAGAAGATAAAGTAGTAGGATTAAAAAGTTTCCGTAATGAATTATTTATATTTTGTCAGAACTCAATATTTAAACTACAAAACATAAATAACGCTAGTACTATTGCAGTTGTACCTGTTACTAAAAACGTAGGTTGTTTAGACGGTAAAACAATTCAAGAGATTGCTGGTGACTTAATATTCTTAGCACCAGATGGCTTTAGAACAGTTGCTGGTACATCAAGAATTGGTGACGTTGAGTTAGGTACAATTAGTCAAGCTATACAACCAATAGTAAATGATATTGCTACTAACGCTGATACTTTACAATTTAGTAGTGTTGTACTAAGAAACAAATCACAATATAGAATGTTTTATAGTACTGTAGCAGAAAGTCAATTTACTGCAAAAGGTGTTATAGGAACATTAAGAAGTAACGGATTTGAATGGTCTGAAACACTAGGAATAGCAGCACCAGCTATTACATCAGGATTTACTAGTTCAGGAGTAGAAAAAGTATATCACGGTGATAGAGACGGTAAAATATATAATCATAACACAGGTAATAGTTTTAATGGTACAAACATCGAAGCAGAATATCAATCACCTGATTACGATTATGGTGACTTAGGAACTTTAAAAACTTTAGACTACGTAAAGATTGCTTTTACTCCAGAAGGAGACTGTCAACCTTCACTTAGAGTTAGATTTGATTATGACAGTTTAGACAGCCCACAACCTGCTGACATAGTTTTAAGTGAAATACCAAAACCTGCTCTTTTTGGAACAGCAGTATTTGGAAGTCAAAAACTTGGAGCAACAGAACAACCACTAGTAAGACAGATTTTAACAGGTAGTGGACACAGTAATTTTTTTAAAGTATTTAGTAACGATGCTAATGCACCATATTCAATTAACGGACTATATGTAAATTATAGACCATCAGGAAGACAATAGGAGATATAAATAAATGGCTACTTATGTAAGACAGAGTTCATT